GTCGGTCCAGATGCCCATTGCTTTAGCATCCCGTTGTGGTCAATGCCCCATAACTGACCATGCCAGATCGTAAAGTGTTCAACATTGCGGGTTGCGCTGGCAGAGACAGGCATGTCTGTAAAAACAAGAGAAGAAGAACCATCTCCAGCAACAACGTCGGTGGCGAAGGTATACCCAGCCTCACCTCTAGCAAAGATCATGTAACTTGCCGTAGTGTTACGAAAGATAATTGATTCGCTAGTAACATCAGACATTGTTGCGAGAGCAGAACTCCAACTATTACTTGCATCGCTGTACCTGTACACCTTGGTGTCTGAGAAGACAGCATAAAGTGATGTTGATGCCCCGACGGTAAACTCGTTCAGAGATAACACCGCACCTGTACCAGTATTTGCAGTTACAAGATTCTGCTTCCTTGGTAAAAGAACATGACCCTTGAATCTAGTTTGGCAGTTAGACCACCAGACTCTATCTGCTGATGCTGGATCTAGCCCCCTGTTCCACCCTATGCCGCCTCGGAAGTCGTTCTGGGTAAGGATGGATGCCCTTGGGTCTGCACCACGCTGTGTGTCACCGATGGTGAAACGTGGAGCAGCAATACTTACAAGTGTCTTTCGTACAGGTCCACTTATCTTGTACCGTTCACTATTTAGAAGTATCTCATTCTTACCAATAACGGATGCCATTAGTCCACCATCTTCGTACCGGGTCTAAGAGCCGGGAGTGAACGCTCTGCTTGTGCAGATATTCCTTCAAAGTAAGCAGCCCTACGATCATTGTCATCAGGGTCAGTTGTGCGCCCTCTTGCAAGGCTAAACAAAGCCTTACTGGTGGCGCGTGCAGCTACTAAGTCAGGGTCTATCTCGCTAGTCGAAGCGTCGGTACTAAGCAGGGCAGGGATGTTGTACCCAATCAGGCGCACCAGACTGTAACCAACTTCCTTCCTAGCTGACTCAGCTAAGAAAACTTTTCTAGCTTCCCTGTCGATGCGGTAAGTACCAGACCAGAGCCTGTTATACACAGCAGATTCTGTTTCAACAGCCTTGATGTCATTGATCCAAAGAAATCTTGCACCAGTTGTTACGTACTTCAAGCCCACTGAAATGATTGCATCATCTAGTTCTGGGTTAGCCAAAGAAACACGACAGTATGTCCAAGTTCTTGCAGCTAAAGCAGGCAGGGCAAGTGTCTCTTTTATTGAGCCAAGATCTGCCGCACTGCTAAGACATAGAGTTACGTTACCGGCTGTCGTTGCCGTAGAAGATTTTGCCCAGAACTCAATGACATCGTACTTCCTGAGATCAAGAACTCCGACCGCCTGTGATGCGAGAATGTCTCCAGAAGAAACAGACCCACTGATGTTCAAACGGGAAGCCGCATTGTTTGCTTTGAAATCTTCAGTATCAGCGGTCATGGTTACGTCACCATCAACCTGCTCTGTCCAAACAATGTTTGCGTCTTGAACCTGCTCACCAGAGTAGTGGTGGCGGTAATCTATCTGAGAGAGTGCAGTCATTGCAGAAGGGATGTCGTAACGACTGTCTCTTATATGACCGTGATTAGAAATATCCTCGTTGATAACAAGCCCACGAGGAGTCCGTTGAGTGATCGCTTGGTTAATAAACTCATGGATTCGTTCAGGTGGGAACTCAGCACGCCAGTATTCGTAGGTGTCTGAGGTAGCCGTAGACGCTGTAGCGGCTGGTTTGAAGGTGAATGTACCGGATGAACTAGCGTAGTCCGTTACACGACGGATAAGACCATCGTTACTACCAGAGGTGAACACAAGCCAACCACCGTTGAACTCGTCATCTCCACCTATGCCGTTAGCATCAACAAGGGTTGTTGTGCTTCCGTTGCCGCTTGCGGAACTTGCCGGGGATTGGTCTAAGTTTGCCGCAATAGATCGCCTGATTTGCTCTCTAGTTCTGCTCTGAAATGCAGCCACTATTTACCTACTTGCTAGCTCTACGCTTTCTTCGCCAGTCAGATATAGATTTCATTGCGCCTTTAAGGTCATCAACTTTTTCTCTACTAACCGGATGGGTTACTTGTCGCTTTGCAAAAGCATTTGCTTCTTGCTCTGCAACTTCTCGTTCTTTATGAAGGAGTTCAGATAACTGGTGTCCTTCAAGCCTAGATGCTCCGGGGATGTAAACATTCTTTCCATACCCAACATCAAAGGTTTCTTCGGACGGTTGCCCGATTACTCGTTCAGCTTCTCTAGAGAGGCTAACTTGACGATGCCCTGCTTTTCTACCTGCTGATACAGGTAGCCATAGTTTTTCTTTCGCCAAGTTAACCCTCTCTAAAAATTAGTCGCGAATTGCGAGCATGACCCAACCGTATTCGGTACTAACCGATACGACACCCATAGAAGTACCAATAGGTCTTGTGTCTTCTTCGCTAGAAACGTCCCAAAGGTCAGCAGCACCGGATTCACCAGAAGCCTGACTTGTACCAATTGCGTCACCAATTACGTAAGTCGCCGCTCCAGAGAATACAGCAGCAGGACCAGAAGTTTGTAGCCAGCAATAGTAACTTGCTGTTACAGGGATGGTTGTGACACCTATAGTTCCGGTAGTCATAGTACCGTCACCGTCGATGACCTTTACACCCTTGTAAGGGCTGTACATCAAACCGAATTGCGATGAAGTAGTCAAAGCAGTTCTAATACCATCTGACTCATCAATAGTTATTTCACAACCTGCTGCACCACCAACTGCGGTATTAGATTTAACCCTGTATACCTCGCCCTGACCAGCATTGTCGTTGACAAAAAGATAGCCATCGGCGTACTGGTCTTTGGTTGTAGTGAGAGAGGTAGTTGTAGTTACCGTCAGTGCCCCCGCCGCCAATGCAGCAGTAGCTAGGTCGCCATCGTGCGCTGCTACAGCAGCAATACCATCTACTAGCTGACCAGCACTAGTAACCGCAGCACCACTGTTTTGTGCGTAGTAAAAGACTCGTCCGTCAGGCAATACTGCCCTTGTGCCAAGCTTTTGTTTCTGAGAAGAAGTCTCTACTTTTTCCTGTCCGTACCCTAAATGTACGGTTAGCGGAAATGCCATTTCAATATCCCTCCTTGGGATAAGTTTTGAGCAGGTTCTAAGCCCTGCGATAGTCCGATGTTAAAGGCTCGGTCTATCTTTACACCTTTTTAGATTGCCCTATTTTTTTGTTTATACGGGCATCAATGTCCAGCTTACCTGATGCGATAGCCTCGGAAAAGGTTTCAACCTTTTCTTCTTCAACCACTTCAGGTTCTGGCACTTTAAGTTCAGGAGGGCTTTGAACAAAGCCTCTATTCAGATAAGTCTGAAGGAAAGGTTTAGGCAGGTTGGGACATTCTTCCCAAACCTGCTTCCCTTCAACCGTAGATTCTTTCCAGAGAGAGATTTTCTCTACTCCCCTTGTTGTCATCGACTTCAAACCTGACTTAGAAACCATTATTCAAAACCCCCTGAATTATTTAGTACTTAAGCTGTTGCTGGATCGCCAATTTCTTGTCGAATTGCAGCACCCTTAGAGTCATCAACTTCAAAGACTGCATAGTCTTCAGTGATAACAACCTCAAAAGCACGAAGCGATGCATCTCGCTCACGCTCTTCTGTTCGACCACTTGCGGACAAGTGACCCATTGCAGACTTGCTTGCAATTACTCCGTAACCGGAATCAGTCGTGCCGATCTTTGCAATGTTTCCATCTTCAAAGAATGGAACACCCGAAAGCTTGATACCAGAGTAGTAATCTTTTACTGCTGGCTTGTTGAAAGCGTCAGGCAACGGGTATGTAGCAAGCGTGTTGCCAACATCAGTTGCAAGCTTCCAAATAGCGTTAGGGTGGTGAACCGCAAAAAGGTCCGAACCAAACTTACCTGATTTTGCATTTGCAATAAGTGCAGAAGCAAAAGCAAGAGTAAGGTTAGCACCGTCACCACCAAACTCAGCACCGCCATTCAAGGAAGGGAACAGGGCAATGATGTCCGTGTCTTTCTTCCTAGCCATAGCGTCACCCATTTGTTTACCAATGATCTTGTAAACATCTTCGTTGTTCTGTCGAAGCAGAGTGTCGGTAATAATTACCTTCAGTCCAACTTCAGCAGTAGTTGCCGTAACAGTTGAGACATCAATGTCTTCACTGTCAATCATGTCCTGACCTTCAGCAAGGTCTTCGGCAGACATCGTTCCAACTTTAGGGATCTCTAGCTTGTACTCACCCTTACCAAGATTGAACTGCTCAATAAGTGCAAGCATCGGAGCGTTATGCTCCTCTGTGTATCGTGCCTGTGCCAGCATGATACGGGACATGTTCTGGAGATTTCCAGAGGTACTCGTCTGAGTAGCCATGTTTATTTACCTCAATTGAAAATGGAATAGCCAAGCTTCTTAGAAGCTGCACTAGCCATCTCTGTTGTTATCGCAGAATCACCTGCGTTGTATCTATCTAAAACGTCTTCAGCATTAGTAGGTGCTACATCAGACGCAGGATTTGCGCCATTCAACCTCTGACCCGGAGTAACTTGCTGAACTCTTTGCTCTAGCTTGTTAATACGCGCCAAGGCTTTTGCCATCTTTTCCATCGACTGCGGGTCAGGTGAATCTTGTAACTCTGCATATGGAACTCCATATTGAGTTGAAAGTTCATAAGCTTTAGCAAGTTGAGTACGAGTGTTTAACTCGTTCTGCATTTGCTTAGACTGTTCGACAACTTGATTCGCCTGTTGCTTTGCTAGGTACGCCTCTTTTGCAAGAGAAGTTTGCTGTTGAGCCATTTGGCGTGCAGTCGCATCATCCAACCCTTGATCCAGATACCTTTGGGCTAGTTGCTGACCATACGCATTTACTTCAGCCTCTAAATTAGAAGAGTTCTGAATCTGTTCGGCTCTTGAGCGTGCTGCTCTTTCATTTCCAAGTTGCGTTTCCATCTCTGCTATCCGTTTATCGGTAGCAGATTGGTACTTACTCAACTCTGGATTTGCCGCACCTGTAGTCGGTGTAGTATCTGTAGTCCTTACTGGTTCTTCTGTATTGGCTTGAGGTTCAGGTTCAGGAACAACCTCGATAGGCGGGTCAGCCGTGTCCACTAAATCTGTAGTGACCTCTGGCGCAGGCGTTCCTGCACCATCGTCAAGATTCAATGGAGCCTCGGTAACCTCTACCGTAGATTCAGATCCTAGATCATTTGTCTCAGTAACCATGCTTGCTCTCCGAAATATGACACCGTTAGATGGCACACTTAATGTTTAGGTTTCACAAATAATAAAGCATGAGTTGCCTATTGAGCAACAAAGCTTGGTTTCAGAAGCCCCTTCAAAGCAGGATTACTACCTAACGGGGGAGGCATGGGAGTAATCCCTGTTGCGCCCGGTATTGCACCACCCATTGCAGGCTGCTCTGCGGGTATAAGCGTACTAGAAGGAACTATCGGCTGTGCCGGTGCGCCTAATACTTCCCTAGCCGCCTGAGAACGCATGATCTTTTCTACTGTCGATTGCAATCCAGCACGATCTAATGCTTCCAAGAATCCCGCAGGCAACGGCGTGTCGTTTGTATTCCGGTATATGTAATCAACTTGATCCGGGTAATCTGCTAGAACTTTGTTCCGCAGCATCTTTACTTTATCTGGCAAGTAACTGCCTGCTGCTGTTAGTGATTGGGAAGGAGCCTCGTACCAAGCAGCAAGGGCTTGTGCCTCAAGATCATCATCCGCAGGGATCTTATCTTTGAACTCAACACCAAGGGTTTCTTCTACTTGTTCTTTACGCTCTCGTGCATCGTCAATAAGGTCGAAGTAATCATCTGTAAACTCGCGCTTGGTATATTTACTACCATCGCTGCGGCGACCTGCGTTGTAGAAAACCAGAGCCTCCTGAAGCTGAGAGTCTCTGCGCCTGTTGATGATGTCTATTGTTGCAAAGAACCTTTTGAAAGGTTTACCAGAAGCAGCAGTCTCTGCATCAAACTTTTCTAGTTCTGCAACAAGAGCATCTTTTACATCATTCTTTTCGTAAGGCTCAAGGTCTTCATAGTTGTCAGCAGAAAGCTTCCCTTCCCTAAACAAACCAGTCACACGATCTTGCAAAATATCTGACCGGGAAAGCGCACTGCTCTGCTCACCAATAGTTTCAAGACCTATTGAAAGCGCACCACCAAACGCATCCTTGGGGTTGCCTGTTGCAGACTCTTTGATGATATTCGGAACTTCTTGAAGTGAGAACGGAATGTGACTATTAGCCATGTACTCAGGAAGAGTTTCGCCAAACCGGGATTCACCTATAGATTTGAAACTAATAAACTCGGCAATGTCACCTACAATCGGAGATGACAAATTCAGCCATGCGTCCGTTGCTTTACCAAGATCTTTTTCTCCCGCCCCGCCAGCACTTGCCAGCAAAAGAGCAGCCATTGATTTGTACGGACCAAAGATGTTCCAGTCTCTAGGCGCACCAATCTTGGTTAGCCTTACAGACATAAAGTTCGGATTCATTCTGCCGTTCTTCATCAACTGAAAGTCTGTTTCTTGACCCAGTGCTTCGTTAGCTGCAACTGTAATAAGCGTACCCATTGATACCAATTTCATTACAGCCCTACGTGCAATCAACTGGTCTGCGTCAATACTGTTTCTAATCCCATGATTGATATTTAGGTTCCGTCTAATCTGCCTGTCGAACGGCAGCGCATCAATCATGAAGTCAACATCCATGCCCTTTGTTGCACGATGAAGGGTTTCAATTCTTGCTCTAAAGAATCTTGGCGCAAACAAAAGCATGTCACCAAATAGCCCAAATACTCCGTTTGGAGTCCAACCAGTAATACCGTTTACACCATTCCCTATTTTTCGCGCTGTCCCATCTGCAACAAGTTCGTCAAAGGTCTTCCCTGACAACCTCATGTATTCCATGATCTCTCCACGAGCAGTGTGAAGGCGCAGCATGTCACCGAAAGCACCGAAAGCTTCGTTAGCCCTACGGAGCAGAGGAAGTTTTCCTATCTGACCAGCGGCACCTTCTGCACGAAGGGTAACTTCTGTGTCTACTCCACCATGCCTAATGCCCATGCGATCAATTATCTCGTGAGAACTTGGCGCGCCCATAGCTTGGGAATCTTTGTCAAAATCCCTGACGTTGTCTGCCATCGCTTCACGCTGTAACCGTTTGCCTTTGCGTCCGGGCTTGCCAACCAATGACTGAAGGTGAGCCTTCCAAGCAGAGTAAAACTCACGAGGATTAGAAAACTGCATTCCCTTACCTTGAATGCTAACTCCAGAGTCATCTAGCGTTGCGCCTATTGTGCGCCTTAGATTTTGATAAGCACCAATAGGGGCTAACCATTCTGATCCTTTACCTGATAAGCCTTGCATTCCTTTTCGTGTACGGAGAATAGTGTCTAGGTCAGGAATATCTAGTTCGTATGAATTTAGTGACCTGAATCCTGTTATCGGAGCGGTCTTGCCTTTGTTGGCTCTTTGTTCAAGTTCAAACTTTTTCTGTAGCCTATCTAACCGTTTTTGAAGATTTGCTATTTCACGAGTATTATCGTCGAGTCTGTCTTGTGCTGTTCCAAGGTTCCCGCTCCTAGCTTTTTCTTCCTTGAAACGCTTAGTTGCTTGCGTGTTCATGTTGCGAAGATCACGCCTTGCCTGCGCTAGTGCAGCGGCAGGATTATTCGGGACATCTAGGAAATCTAACGGGACACGCTCTTTTCCAGAAAGATTCGCAAGAGTCCTGTCAGCATCGGCTGAATCAAAGTAAGCAGCTTCTTCTGCATTGCGCTTGGTGACTAATCTCTTTTGTGCTTTCTCTCGCAACCTTACTGTTCGTTGTACAAATCTTTCAAGATCTTTTACTTCTTTTGCGGCTCTGGTTAGCACATCTGGAGGAGACACACCAGCACGTTGCATAGATTCTAGCCGTTGCGCTGAGTTTGCAAGCAAATCACTTTGGCTATTTTCAAAATCTAAAAGACGATCTACGTCATCTTCTAAATCGTTTGCTCTCATTTCTGCTATGTCTGCTTTACCCTTGGCATCGGTAGAAGTTTTTTCAAGCTTAATCAGCTTATTTTTTGAATCTTTTCTAGCTTGAACAAGAAGATCATTTAGTTTATTAGCTGAAGCAGCACTGTCTGCCTTTTTTGCTAAATCAACTATGGTATCTGTGATATCTTCCACAGCTTTTGAGGCACGATGGTAAGCCGTTTTTGCATTTATGACTCTTACCTCTTGTAACTTTTGCCTCTCTATACGCGCTCGTATCTTTGCACGAAGTGTTTGAATTTCTTCATTAACTAACGAAGTTGCAATTTTCTTGCCAGTCTTAGGGTCAACATAGTTAATAAGAAACTTGCCAGCTTGCTGGTCAAGAACGGTTTCATATATTTCTGATGACCAGTGACCCATTTCGTTCCACACAGGAAGGTATTCATTTATCTGGGTTTCATCGGTAAGGGCTTCAACTTGGGTTTTGTACTCCCTTCCTTTGTCATAAGTCCTGCCCTTGACTCGCACCTGACCACCCATAAGATCTCTTGTCTCTTGTTTTGTTGGACCACGAGAAATAAAGAACCCATCTTCCCCAAGAGCAATTTTGTTTTCAACCGGAATACCATAGGCTTCCAGATCAGCAGCTAATCCGTTTGCTCTTATACGCAGGAACTCCATCGCTTCTATTTGCTGGGGGTTCAAGTACGTTTTGTATGCTCCAAGGTTTTGAGCAAGGTCAGCTATAGTAGGGTTTGCCTCTAATGCACTACCAGCTTCCAGATTGATGTTTTGAATCCTAAGTCCCGTTTGACCTTTGATTCGCCTTCCCAACTTGTTAGTAGCATCATCAAAAGTAAAAATACTTTCATTCGTGTTTGGATTTACTTCACGAATCTTCCCCTGAATTTCATTACTTAGCCTGTTTGCAGTGCTTTGGATTCTTGGGGCAGCAGCTTTTATCATTGCGCTTATAGCCATCCCCGGCAGGGTACTAGGCTTAAGCTGGGCAGTTTCATCTAATGAAGGTATTCGCCTGAGAACAGCCTTAGATGCTTCAATGGCTTTCCTGAAAACATCAGGGGATGCTATCTTCGGAATAAGATCTTCGATAAGTCCGGGTGAGTAACCAGCAGGCGGTTCTACTGCCTTTGTTTGGTTTGCTTCAAACACTTCATCTACAACAGAAGCCTTGCCAGTAATAGGGTCTATCTCAGGATCAAGGAAGACTGCTTTAGCGTCAGCCCTTCGTGGTGTTTTAGCAGCAGCGGTTTTCCTTGCTTCTTGCGCTTTTAGAACGGCTTGCATTTCTGGAGAAAGTTTTCGTGTTGACGGAATTACAGACTTTCCAGCACCGATTAGACCTTTTGCTCCAAGCTTCGCTATATCTGCGCCAGCGACATTCGCTGCGCTTACAGCAGCCCTTCTGCCAAGACTTCCAGCAGCAGAACCACCACCTGTTGCTATACCTATCGCAAGTTCAGGCAGAAGTTCAAATGCACCTTTGACTCCAACATCTATTTCGTCTAGTCGTTTGCCACCGGGAAGAGGTATGCCTTGACCCGGAAGTGCATTTACCCTAACTGAAGGCATATCAGTTTTACGCCATGCTGCTGCCTGTGCCTGTAACTCGCCTGCGAAATTTCCGCTCAATAAATCTAATACCTTTAGCGGGCTGGCTTGTAAGAAATCAGGGAGTCTTGACTCAACCCCACGCTTCGCCCTTTCTTCAGCCAGATTACTTTCAAGCCCCATTAAATCACCGGGGGTAAGCGCGCCAACTGTTGACACAGTAGTACCGACACTTGTTTCTATAGCCTTCCCAAGATTCTCAAGAATGGGGGTAGTAACTGGCTCCACAAAACGTCCAACACCTAGCGCACCACGACCTGCTGCTCCGATCCCACGACCAAGTGTTTGGTCAAAGAAGCGATGCAAATCATTTCGTTCATCTACTTGAGGGGATAAAGGAGGCGCAAGAGGTTGCGGCAGGAAGGGCATTGGAGCAGGCGCAGGGGGCGCAGGCGCACGAGGGGCAGGCGCAGGGGTGCTTGAGGCGACTAACGCCTCCATGCCGCCGGGAATCCCTTGCAATGTTGCGCGAGCAATTGATGCCCTGCGACCGCCTTGCCTTGCTTCTAATACAAGTCTAGGGATTTCGGCTTGCCAATTTTTCTGAGCCTGCTGGTCTTTTCCAACAAACTGGTTGAAGGATTCAGTTGTCATTAGTAATACAGGAATCTAGTTGAGGGCTTGTATCTGCTTTGCTGACTATATTGCCTTCCTAATTGTGCGAACCGATCTGTAAAGGGGTGGTCTTCTAAGAAGTTAGTGAACGTCATTGTTGGTTCTCCACCACCAAGGATCTGCTCGCCAAGCTTCCCGTAAAATTCATTCATTGCTCCTGAATAAATCTCTGAAGCTTGCTTTCTCCTGCTAGAAGTATCAAGCATCCCCTTTTGACCCAGAGTCCCAAAGAATGCAGCACGAGGCTCCTCTTCAAGAAACCCTGCGAATGTAGGATTGATTGCCATTAGAGTCCGTACCTTGACGCTGCAAAGTTGAGGAAGTTCTGCGGCGCAGTACCTGCTGTCGAAGCATCCTGCCTTGCAAGAACGTAATCAGAGAACAAGTCATCTTCTGATGGGCGACGGAAAGCCCTGCTTACAAGCCCTGAGTATTTTCCTTTTTGTGCTGCTTGAAGAAGGTTTCTGGCATCCCTTGTGTTTGCTGCTTGTTCTGGATTGAATACACCTTCAAGCCCTACTGGAACCTGACTTCCTCCAAGTCCTCTCAGGTAATTCACATCCTGCAAGGTTTGCCCGTAAGTACCACTAAGACCGGAAGGTTGATTTCGTGTAGTTCTAAGGAAGTCTTCAAATGAAACTTGAGGAGCAACACCTCCTGTGCCTTCCCTTGCCATATTTGCCCAGCTAGATCCTCTGTATGCGTCAGCTAAAGGAAAACTTTGACGCTGCAAATAGCTAGATAATGGACCAACATTTGTTGCTGCATCACCATATACATTTCTAAAAGCTAGCCTTTGACCTGCTGCTTCCGTAATAGGATCGAGCATTAGTTCTTGACTGGTGTAAACCTGTTCAGGTGCGCCAGCAAACGGAGGAGGCGCAGGAGGCTTAAAGCCCTGCGATGCTCCAGCAATAAACAAATCCTCGTTACCAGTGCCTGCTAGTCCTCCTGCTGCCTCAATATCTCCCATGCTAGATCCACTTGGAGCCTCCCATTTTGGAAGCAAGTCATCCATGCCCAGACCTGTTTCGCCATTATTATTTTTGGGAGGACCAATCACTTCTGCATTAGCAATAACACTTTCTGCATCTTTTTTAGCCTGCTCAGCAGTGTAATGGGCTTCAACTTCGCTCATGCTAGTCAGATTATTAACATCAGCAGCCTCTTTTTGAATTTCAGAAAGAGAATTGTAGCCATCAGGGTTATTTGCCCATGCGTCCGGTATCTGACCCGTTACGTCTGTTTCTCTAGCACCTAGAACTTCATCTGCAAAACTACCCCATGTAGCTTGCCAAGCACTGTCATTCAAAAACGATTTTTGTGCCGACTTAGCCCCTTTTCTATCCGCTTCTGGTATCAACCCGCCTTCAATGTTTTTATCCCAAGTGTTATCCCC